GCAAGCACTGCCTTGGCATCCCGCAAAGAACAGAAAGCAAGCAAAAGCCGAAGAAAGCTCTTACCGCTATCGGACTTTAAAAACTGCTGGGTCGCCATCCTGTCATCATTGCCATATTTAAAATTGGCGTAACTAGAGTACCGAAAAATACTTAGGGCTGTAGCAAACGCCCGAGCATAAATCCTTAGTTTTGTCACTCGCGCCTGTCTACAGGTAGTGGTTCAGCATGTCAACTACTTTATTCTGCGTATCACTACTTTGCGACTTTTAGCAGTCTTTTTCTCTGGGATTGCCCTGAATGTAACTGGCTCCTCTGATTGAGATATTGCCATATTTGCAGCCAGATCCCTCCAGTCTTTGTATTGTCCGTCCTGAAGGTGGGGTCTTTCCCACGACAGGGCGACCAGTGAGTATAATTTGCCGTTTTCTATGCCAACCCCATATGACTGCACATTCACCCAATCTGCTTCATATGAATCATTTGCGATCTTCTTTGCGGGCACCCAGTCTATCGCCCTNCCATAGCAATGGAATGATTGAGGGATGGGGTACCCCCTCGCGTTAGTTACAATCTTCCCAGACTTCGTCCTCCCCTGACGATACAACTCCTCCTGTTCCGCCGGCGTTCTCGCTCCGCAGTAAATGTACGGAATCACACCTGACGCAATAACCGCATCCCTCCACGCAGCCACCCGCGCGGCGAAGGAAGGATCTAAACCCTTCAGGATATTGCGGTAGATCTCGTCTATTTTCTTCCGAGTAATCACCTGTTGCGCTCGATCTCAAGCCTGTACTGAAGTTCATTAATTATTTCGAGCGTATCCCTCGCCCACCCCTTAACATCTTCATTGGACTGCATAACAGATTTAAATCTGTAGTCATTGGTCAAAAAGGTGACCGAGTCCGCCGGAGGCGTGAATCCCCTAGTGCTAGCGCAGCCACCAAGGAATGCCACTACGACCACTAAAAGTGCGGTCAATGTGTTCTTTGCGTTCATCGCGCCTTTCCCTCGACTCCTTATCCCTGCTATCCTTGGTTGTCGGCATCAACCTGATAACAAGGTCAACGACCGCACCCAAGAGGCGAATCATTAGTCCTTAATATGAAGTCCAACAGCCTTTAAGACTGAGACTATTTTATCAAGAATCGAATCGTCGCGAGGTGTCGGGGTTAGTTTAACTATGATTCTGGCCAATACAATTACAGCCCCAACAATGGCCATTATGCTGGGCAAGTTTTGGGTAATAAATTCCATGCCATCAGCTTGGCATGCAGACAAATGCTGTCAACTACTTTGTAGTTGCTTGGGGAGACTCGGATTGCGTGCGCTTAGACAATCCTGAAGAAAGTCAGGTATATATTTGCCCTAATTCCTCCGCCATTCTCAAGGCCAATATTAGTCGTTGCGACTGCACCAGAAAGATGCGTTGCTGGGGTTGTCCCTAATTGCCCTCGAAGCACTTGGGGTGAAGCCCCGCTTCCACTCCCCCAAGAGGTAATTAGCACAACTTCGTTGTCTATCCGAAAATAAGTACCTTCGTATGCGTTTGCGCCTGAGAAAGATCCTTGCGTAAAAAAGGTTTGGGTCGCGTCCATATTTGCGGTAAGCGTAAGGACTTGGTAAGTCACGGAGGTTGTAGACGAATTGATCCACAAGTCTCCCCCGCCATAGAGACTCCTCCCATAAGTTGCCGAAGATGTATTTAATTGTATTCTCTGAGTATTGCCCACCCACGGCCTAACGCCAATGGATACAGTGCCAGCATAATTATCGACATTAAAGCTGGTGACACCATTAACTGGGGTGAGAGTCCCCAGTTGGTTTTGAGAGCCAATCCGAAATGCGGGGCAAAATGAAGTGCTTGAAAAAAGCTGGCCTGTTCCAAGTCTATTTGTGAATTGCCATGCAATGCTGTCAATAACATAGGGCGTGCCAGCAGCTTGTGCGGCAGCAGCTTGTGCGGCAATATTGGTTGGCACCGTGACCTGCTGTGACCAGCCATTCGGATTGCTGATCAGAGTTCTCCCTAGATCCAAATTTTCATGGACTACGGTAAGCCATCTATTAAGTCTAGTATCATTCCCTTGGCAGTGCGATCCCGCCGTAGTCCCAAAAGAACCGGCGGTAATCGCCCCTCCGGTTGTAGTGATAACCGGACTATTGGCAGGAGCATTTTGAGTGGATTGAGTTACTATGANAAATCTGCTGCCGCCGGCAGTACCGGCGTAAGTGTCTGNATTTACAGTATTGACATATCCGGTGCCAGCACTTGTAACTGAGATTACTCCATTGAGTACCGTAATAACGCCACCAGATGCACTGCCCTGAAATAGCGGAAATGTGCCATCTGAAAGAGCGTCTACATTAGTTGCAGAAAGAATGCCCCCAAACGGAACCGAAATTGTTCCATTATTTTTAATGTTCCCGTGCGCGTGGGAGGCGACACCACCGCCGCCTGAAGATGAGGAGCCGGCTCTATAGAGGGGCATCCTAGTCTCCCAGACTTGTCACTTTTGCGCTTGATTCGAGATCACAACGGACATGGACAACGCCTGAATACATCATTAATTCATAAACATCGGCTTCACTAAGTTTGGATGCGTAATTGCTGGAGCTCAGGTCGGATCCATTGCCACCAAACTGGACATAACAAGTTCCGGAAGTGCATGTGACCATCACTCCCCTTCTCTTTGCATCTGCCGTAATGGTTGTTAAGCCGACCGGACAGTCAGTGATTGATGCAGTAGTTGCCTGATCAAGTCTTGCAAGTGCTTCTGATTGGCTGGGCATGCTTAGCTAATAAAATTGTCTGCTAACCCGTCAAGCAGAAATTACATTCCAGCCCCTATTAATAAGCGTCTGCTTATTTATGAGGCCAGCGGAGGATGGCTGTGCGTTTCCAGAAATGTCCAAAACTCTTGAAGTCCCGCTTCCACCGGCGAATTCCAACGCCGCAAGGACTTGGTCAACAGCCGAAACCGTAAGCTGATTATTCTGAAGATAGAGCTTCAAGAGAGTTGAGAAAGCCGCGAAATCGGGGCTAACNCCAGTCAAGAGGTTGTTTGAATAATCAACCCTCTCTAATTTCGGCGCAAAAAGAAGTGACGGCACATTTCCGGTAAGCCGGTTGGTATTGTAGTCCACCACCTTGAGCTCTGTATTTGGGGTAATGCGCAAAAAATCTATCCTTGGCACTCCACTCACTCTGACAAGTCTTACATGCGTAACGGTTTCGTCATTTACCGTAAAGATCTGCCTTGTGGGTGTTAGCCCAAGGCTTATCTGCAAGCCGGTCTGGGTAAAGGTTACGCCACCGTTTGTAGATATATCGACCCTCATCGAGGCAGCCGCAGCAGAGGAAGCATAAAACTCAATAACCCCAACGCCATCCGGCAAGGTTGGCGACTGAAAGTAAGCCGCAGGGTCTGACTTGAGTTGAAGCGAAAAAGTTCCCGAAACTGCGCTAGCGTTTTGAGATCGAATCATCAAGGCCGGAGCCGTCCATGTCCCCGAGGGCAAAACAAACGAAGTGGCCGAACTATAGTCTGCCGGCAATCCTGTTTCAAAACTTTCCACAATTGTGTCCGAGTTAAGAGAAACAGGAGATCCGGAAAACAAATTATTGGAAAAGTTAACCGCTTGGATCAACTCGCTTCTCGGAAGGGTTGGCAGTGCTCCGGTAAACCTGTTGAAAGATACATTGATTTCTTGCAACGCCGTAAGCTGGGATATCGCCGGAAACTCGCCCGAAAACCCGTTGTTGGATATGTTCAGATCTATGAGTGCTGTATTTGTCGTGAGCGACGGGAAAGAGCCGCCAAGCTGATTGTCGCCAACATTAATGTGCGTAAGCAGCGTGCAGCTACTTACACTTGGGAAGCTGCCTCGAAATGCGTTTGATGGCATCTCGATTCTGCGAAGGTTCGTGTATTGCGAGAAATTACCCAAAGTTCCGCTGACTCTTGCCTGCGGATAGGTTGCCGTAATTTGCATTTGCAGCGGATTGACGGAACCAAGAAAGTTGTCGTTGCTGCCATCCGGAGAGGCAACAGTCCATCCGCTTGTGGGGAAGCTGTTTGGGTCTGTTCCCAAGGTATTCTGTAGGTAATTAATTCTCGGGTCAGACGCAAATGCAAGAGTCCACGCGGTCTTTGGGGACTCCGTCCCGACAATACTAAGGTTTAGCGGGGCACAAAAGTAAAAGGCACCATCTGGAATTGCCCCAGTCCCAACCCTGTAGTAGTTGAATGTCCCAGCCTGAGCAGCCCCAACGCTCCCAATCGATACGGCTGTCTTGATGTATGTGCCATTAATGTCTGCTGCACTTATTGCGCCGAGACGAGGATCTATCGAAGAGCCGTTAACTCGGGCTACAACAATACTGTCTGGCAGCGCGGTCGTCTGGATTCCGGATGGAATTTCGATCCGCTCGACATTCGCGACCGTAGTTCCAGTAATGTTCACATAATAGCTCATGTCTGACACTCCTTCCACCAGTCAGCCCCGCTCGCCTTCCTTTTGCTCTCTCTCGTTGCCATTGCTCTTAGAGTCTTATGGACTTCCGATAGATCTGTGGTGAGAAACAGCGCGGGCTCCCCGTGCAACTTGCCGCAAGTAATAAACCCTTCGTCCAAAAGGTACTGAAGCGCAACGATTACCTGATCATCCTTGGACTTCATTTTTCAATAAGATGATTTTTAACGATCTCCCAAGCGGCCGAGAAAACTATTCCGCCAATAGCCGCGAATAAAAAGAAGTGGGATTTTAACCGCTCCAAACTACTAATTCTTGCCGCATCGTTTGAGTGCAACAAACAAATGCCCTCTAAATTCCGATAAATTCCTATCTGCCTTTCTTCAATTCTTGCGAGCCTTTCCCCCTGCTCCACTAGCCTCGCCCGTATTTCCCCGATATCCTGATCGCTCATTACAATTCACCGCCACTAAAAAGAGTCTGCTCTGCGGCAGCAGTTTTCTCAGCCTCCTGTTTCATGGCCATCTGAAATTCGCTCGCTAGCTGCTTTGCAAGATTGGGGTTTGTCTGTCCAAGAAGCTGGATATGGGCTTGCATGTGCTGCGTGTAGGCATTGCCGGCGTTTTCATCGAGATTCTGCCTTGCGTTTGCCAATAGCTGTAGCCTGTCCATGTGAATCTGGACATGCACCTCATGCTCGTCCGTCGGCTCTGCCACAACGCCACCAAAACCCTGATCTAACAAGAGGTTTTCAGCCGCAGCGGCTTCCGCCTCTGTTTGCCCCTTCATGTTTGGATCAATCAACATTCTTGATACCAGTTGGGGGTCATCAATCTCAAGCAAGTCCTTGCGCAGTTCGGCCTGCTGTACGAATGGGTCGCCTCGAAGATTCTGGAATCGGACAAGTGCCTTCTGATATTGGGCTACTCTATTGATCCCGTCCGCGCTTCCCGAAGGACGAATCGCATAATCCATGACCAAGGCATCCAACGGCACTGCCTTAAACTGCTGTTGGTACTCATACATTAACTGGGAGTGCGCGTACTCGGTAAGGATCGACCAAGCCTGCCGGTAAACTTCAGACATGCTGAGCCTGAAAATCTTTATTCTCAAATCCGTGTTTGTGCCCATCAATTGCCCGATATTCTGGATCTCTGTCGCCGTTCTGGGCTTCTGACTTCCTTGTGATCCNGCGCGTTGTGACAAGCCGTAGTCGGGCATCGACACCATGTACTCGGCAATCGCGCGCATGGTCGTAACTTCCTGATCAAAAGAGATGGGCGGCTGTGGCATGACTACGGGCTTAACCCCCGTAGGCAAAAGCACGCCTGTTCCAAAACGAATATTGTTAATGTTTGGCATGTCCTGATCGGTGGCAAACATTGGTGCGTTATAAAGGCTCATAGCGTCCGACTTGGCGTTCATGGTCTTTGTGAGCGAGGCCTCAAAAGGCGCGACCATCTCGCAAATCCCCTTATTTGCGTAAACTCCCTTGTCGGCCGAGAATTCCATCACACATGGGACGAATGGGAAGTTGCCGTGTGAGTACGGCAGCTTAAATCTCGGGCGAATCGGCTCATCGGGGCACTGCGGGCTGATAGTATCAACCACAATCCCGTTGTTCCCGTCCCTGTGATAGCACTCCCAGACAATAATTGAGTCCCTCTTGGATGGCTCGGTAATGCCCTGCTTGGAAAGTTTGTGCTGATTGTAGGCCGTAACGCCCGCACCGGCTGAATTTCCGGTACCAAGTAGTCTTTTTATAAAATCATCGCCCTGCTTGTACTCTTCATGCCTTCGGTACTGCTCTTCACTCATCTCGAGTATATGGCAGCAGCGATCACAAGTGCCCATGTCCACCGTTGAGGGCGGAACCACTAAGTACATCGGATTGACCGAATCAAATTTTACCGCCTGAGTCGGCTCATCCCAGTAAATCTTCATAAACGAAATTCCACAACGAAGCATTGCCGCTATGTGGACTTGTATCTCAACCTCAAAATTGGATCTCTCTCGAAGCTGATAGCTAAACCAGCTTTCAGCGGCATACCTGTACTGCTGCAAGGAGGGGTTTCTGGGTACAAAACTGGCCAGATTTTCAGCGGTGTAGATCTGGTTAATGTAGAATGGAACAAATTTTGATATAACGCTGTTTGCCAGAGGATAGTGAAGATCGGCCGCCCCAGCCCAAGGCTTCTTNTTGCGCCTTAGCCCGCCGTTNGTCATGGTGTACCAGACTTTTTGTCTCTCCTCCCATGAGGATCTGGCCTTTAGATCCTCGCAAATGGCCTGAAACAGCTTCTCTGTTGTCAATTAATCGCCGGCATCGTAGCCGCCTCTATCGTTTGCGTATGATTGCGTCTCATTACCAAATACATCCGTATGCATCCGACTACCATCCAGTGACTGCTTGGTCAAGCTCGGCCTATTCCGGAGCCATGCCCATATTGCCCCAGCCGCAGCGTCCGCCCTGTCTGGACTCGCTCCGGCAGTTCTCTTCTTATAGTCCGCCTTACTCTCCAGTTTTATGTCTCCACTGGAATTGCACGCAAATTTTCTGGTGCACAGTTGGCCGTCCAGAATGTCATCCTTGGGCAGGATGACTCCGCGATCCTCAATCAGCTTTGCGGCCATAAACAGCATTTCGGCGGCTTTTGTCGCATAGCCATGTCCGCCACTTGATCCAAAGTTAACCCTGTTTACCGAGTACCCCTGCTCGTCCATGCGCCTGATCATAGGAGATCCGATTCCGCCGTTATCCGCATAGACAAGTTTGCTGCTTATTCCGAGCCCGCGAAGCTCCCGAATGACTCTGCCAACCGTCCTCATCTCGTCCCTATCCTTTATGACGATAAGGGGCATCAGCCTGTTCCCATCCATGATTGCCACAACCGTTTCATCGACACCCGCTCCACCCCAATCAATAAACGCAACCTGTTGTGTTTTGATGTGCTCTGGCGGAGTGGCTCTGCATTCGCTCAGCTTGGTTTCCGTAATGACCGTCTCGTTATCCGATTCGTCTACAAACTCATTATAAACCATGCTCCGAATCAAGGGATGGTCTTTCCCGTAAAGTTCTTCGAGCCTAGCTATGGAATCCTTTGTAATATGGGGGCACTGCGTTACCGGAATTGTAAATGTCTTCCAAAACTTGGCGTGCTCCCTAAAGCACTTTGCAAAGAAACTATTGGCGGAGCCCGTGCTTGAAATAGCGAGCCAGCGGTTGGGCTGAGTCCTCTCCCCCGCATGCCAGATCTCGGACGGAATCGACTTGGCCTCGTCATACACAAGCATGAGATTGCCCTCGCCCGATGTGGTGCTGCCCTTGGGATGCCAACCCTCCATTCTCTGGGGCTCGTCCGTAGTGAAGGCGACCGCCCTGCCGTTAATTGGGCTGATAAGCTCGTTAGAGTTAACCGTCCAGCCCTTCAGCTTGGAGGCGTACTGGTGGACAGTCGCAAACAGTCCCGACTTAATCTGCCGACCAACATTTGATGTGACGATTACATAGCTGTTAGGGAATACGGCGCAATGCCAAATAATCGCCGGAACAACAAGAAAGCTGGATTTCCCCGAACCGTTGGGTGCCCTAACCGCAACTCTGCCACCCGCATCAATCGCATCCATGCACTGGATCTGCCAAGGGTAAAGACTGCCAAGCTCAAGACACTGGCTGGAAAAGCCGGCCAGCGAGGAAAGTATTTTTAGTTTTTGCGAATCATCCACGGCTACCGCCCGTAGATGTCGTTAAGCAATGGAGATGCTCGCTGAAGCACTAGGGTACATCCATTGTTTTTGGGTCTAATTGAAATAACCCTGTCAAGGTGCTGCCATCCCTCAAGAGCTTTTAACTGCTCCTGACATTCGGGTAGCTTTATGTCGTGGCAAAGCTCAGTTGTCCCGTCGAAATATGTAACAATATTTGTATCCGGATTTAAACTTTTATATTTGCAAAGAAACTTTGTTCTTTCAAAATCAGCGTAAGACTCATAACCCAAATCCCCCTCCAGATGAGTCCCGTACCACATTCCCTCGCTGCACATTCCCGCAGAGATACCCTCGGGGAGGTGCGAAATTGAGGGATCTTTCGCTCCCTCTAAATACATGCCGTAAATATGTCTACACGAATTCGACCTGAAAAGATGAAAAATAAATTGTCGCGTTTTCGTGTTTGCGGCAGTATTCCAATACAGCGGAAGATCGCTTATCGGGATAGTTCCCGAGCTTAGTCTCGAGTAAAAGATCCCAATATCCCCAAGTGGCTGGCAGCCCCTGTCCCTGCAAAGCACCTTATAGAGATCGTAGTATTTCTGCCTTATCGAAGCATCCATCACTAAACACTTCGCGCGTTGTAGAAATGCTCCAAAAGCTGAAGTGGGGTCTTAGTGCCAATAAAAGACTTTCCGGCCATGTCGTTAAAATATGCGATGTCCTCCTCGACGATGGCATCGTTACCCTGTTCGATCATAAGCACGCCCACGCCAAAATGGAAAAGCCAGTCTTTCGCGTCTTCCCTGTGTTTTGGTATGTTCGCCATTGGTATTGGGATTGGCGGTTTTGATCCGGCCGGCACCTTTGATTTCTCGGAAGAGAAAGATGCATATACAGTTTTTGTGTCTGCGTCGACTCGATGGACATACATGGTTACAGATTCAAATTTTGGGAATACCGGTTTCATGTGCCCACTTTATCGGAACCACAATTGAGGTCAAGCTGTTTTCGACTGCCATGCAGTTGACCTTGCTTTTGTCGCTTCCGCCTTTTTCGAGCCTGTATCCTGCGCTTGATCCGAAACTTCAGTGCGTAGACATCGTCGCTTGCTAACTTCTTTTTTAGCCATTTTCTGCATAGCCCATAAAAGCGGGTTTTGTACACCTCGTCGGCGTGCAGCCTAGACTTGTGTTCCGCATAGTCCCAAGGCATGGATTTTAGCCCACCCCGTGTAGCCCATAATGCGTATGGGGTGTGTGTTGCTTGAGTGTATTATATAAGTGTGAGGGGACGGGGGGTGC